CTTGAATACAGTATAACACTAACCTATTTTAATGTCAACTGTTTATGTTGCCCAAAACTTAGTTTCTTTCTTGACAGCATTGACCAATTCATCAAAACTGTTAACTAAAGTTACATTGTGTCTTTGGCATACAATCTCTACATTGCCTTTGCGCCAGAATCCATCCGGGCAACATACAATTACTTTTCCGCTTGCGGCGTAAAGTCCTAATTCCATTAAGGTGATAGGGCTTTTAGTGTTTGGATCAAAATAAAATACAATCAAGTCGCTGTAATCTAATGCGTCCAATTCCCAATTAACTTGTTGAGCGAATTGAGGGTTGCTTTCTTCCTGTACCCATGATGAATCCCAGTCATCACGCCGAGGATTTAAGAAACGAATGTCAGTGTCTTTGAACTCATTGACCAATCGTTCTTGCCAGGGTTCAGCAGTACCCATTTCAATAGAACCTGCCAAGAATACATCACCGATAAAGATGTTATCGTTATCGTAACGGTCAGGTGATTTGATATGTTTCATTGTACAAACTCCACCAATGTCACTGTGCCGCCCGCGGCCGAAACTCCTTGAGCAAAGTCTTCCAACATTGCCATAATAGTTTCTTTATTTCCACCTGCTAGGCCCATGCCGATATAAGGGAAACCTAGTCGTTTGTTACCGTATGCGTGAATTAACTTTTGTAAAATCAATTCAAATGCTGCGTATTCAAATACATCTTCACCTTTGCTCATTTCATATTGAGTATAGGCATTGATGACAGTGAAGCGTGATTTTTCACCTGCATCACATGCAGTCCAAGTACCTAGTTTGTTATAGTCTCCTTTTACAGTTTCCATATCAACTGATGCCACTACAGGATAGCGTTCGCGAATCTCTCGAGCAATGCCGCCGCCCATTGTATTGAAACAATTACAGCCTTGTACCACAATGTCAAACTCTCCTGCTTCTGCCAGGTCCAGTAGATTACCTTTTGTATGTTTCAATGCTGACTTAGGAAAGTCAACGGGATTGTCTGTGTTTGTCACATGGTATTTCATTTGTATTCCTTTTTCAATGCGTTCCACATTTGCCGTTTGTGATTCTCAATATAATTTTGCGCTACCTTTATCATAAACTCAGCGTGTTCTAGGCTTACAGGTACAACAACTTTTTCACCGCGCTCAACTTCTTTGAGCAGTTCAAGACGTTCCCATTCAGTGTGCGGAATCATTCGTCATTCTCCGGTACTTCGTTTAGGATGTCTTCACACATTTTCAGACCACGTTCCCATCGTGCCATCATATCACGGAAGGCAGCAATGTTTGATCGATTGTGAAACATGTCGCCATTCCAAATAGCCGCATCAATTTCGTCCATTGGTCCGTATTCTAATTGTTCGTAAGGTATTGTTGTCATTATTCGACTCCGAAATGTTTTTTAATCATAAGACCGCAGTGATTGCTAGTAGATTCTGCCAATCGTGCCTTCGCAGGTGTAAATGAATGTGTGTAGCTTTGCCCGTTCAATTCACAAATACTAGCACATTCCCTAACAATCAACTCGGCGAACTTTTCAAAGTTCTTGGGGTAGTTGACCTTGACGGATTTCTGGCTACACACCACTTCAACCATGTATGAATCACGGGCAAGTTGTCGAATTCGTTCATTCATATCAAGCTCCAACTGCCCACATGACCATGTCATAGTGGTCTTCAAAACATTCTTCACTACGCACTTCTGCGATAGGAACCCATCGTGCTTTTTCAGCATCGTCACTGCCTTTTACTTTTGGCAGTTCACCATCAGGCAATACGATTTTGAAACAGTGTGTAATGATACGTCCGCGTGGTGAGCGATCCACAGCATCAAACACACGATTGTCAACAATACTACCACGCAGTACAGGACCGGGCACTTTGATTAATGTTTCTTCACGCAACTCACGAATAGCCGCATCCAATACTGTCTTGTCAGTGTTTGCGTTAACATAGCCACCGGGCAATGCCCACAGACCTTTGCCTGGTTCGCTACGGCGTTTAATCATCAACACATGCCCAGACTGAATCACTACACTATCCGCAGTACTGAAGATTGGGGGATATGGCAGACTAGCATATTGCTTTTTGTAGTTAGCCACAAACTCACGTTCCTTAATGATTTGCTCATACTCAGGAGTGTTTTTGAAATTCATCAAGAAATCAAATGTTGATTCAGGAACAACACCTTGAATGAATTTCATGTTGACTTCACGCTTGAAATACAGGTCACGAATGTCAACCGCACTCAAGAATTCAATCAGTTCCACATTCTCGTAACCCCATTGAGGGAACATATCGAGGTAGAAACTAGAATCATCTTTCTTGTGACCGATGATGCCTACACCTTTTCCACCTACGGTAGCATACTTACTAACAATACCTTGAACACGAATAGCCCAAGCTTGGTCGTTGTAGATGGTGTCAATGTTTTCTTCAACATAAACATGCATGTTAAGACCGCGGGTAGCGTCCTTAATCATGTTGGCCCGTTCTTTGCTAGTGAAGGGATTTTTGTATGTGCGAGGTTGTTTTGCAGAACCAGTGATGATAATCAGTTGGTCAGTCAATGCTGTGGCACGTTTGATAATTTCAAGGTGAGCATTGTGCAAGGGTTGAAAACGTCCAATTAGGACGAGTGTATCGTATTTTTTCATTTTGTGCCTTCCAACATTGCGACTTTACGGCGGAGTTCTTGTTCAAGTTTCTCAATCTCTGCCATTGCTTTGGCACGGACTTCACTAACGATTTCAGTGGTAGAGACCACTTTGGCTTGGACTTTTACTTCCAATACTTCAATACTGGTAACATCCTTACGCATGTAGTCTGTGCTGGAGAATGTGGGGATCTCGTCTAGCGATTTCCAGGTCTTGTGTTGGTCGAGCCACGGACTCCAGTATGGATAGCCGCCGCTGTGTGAATCAGTGTCGTAATAGACACGCTTGCCTGCTTTGTCTATGGCACTGAGTGCATAGGCTTTTTTAATGGTGAATGTAGTTGCTTTAGACATTGAAAAATCCTTTCAATAATGTCAGCGCGGAGTCTATCTCGTTGCTATGTGTTTATTTATCTCTATTGTATCAGACTTTACTTTTTCTGTCAAACTTTAATCGCCAAAAAAGTCTCCAAAGTCTTGATTGCTTTGTCCTATGCAGGCTCTGTGTTCCTGTCATAAACTTGTTACCTATTAACTGACCAAAGATTTTTGGTTTAGGCTGACCCTTCAGTAGTCTTTCACTTATGCGTTCATAAGTACTCATTTTATAGTGCATGTCAAACTTTGGCAAATTCGGGCAAAACATTTTTTCGGGCATCGAGGATGATATCACGCACAGCCTCGCGGTCAGTAGAATCTCCTAAAAAGTCTAAAGCACCGTTGGGCAAACGACACTTATAAATTTGAGTAGCAAAGCCAATTTGCGTTTCGTTGAAGCCCATTGGGCAGATACCCTCGGGACCATAAAAATCCATCATATACCGTGTGAAAGACATATGTGCTCCTTTAATCAATCTATACATGTATTATATGCCCAAACTGATTTATTGTCAAGCCACAAAAAAGCCCCAATTAAGAGGCTAATTTGTAGTACTACGTATTACTTACGTAGGGAAGGGCCATGCACCATTCTGTGCTGTAAAGACTGTCCCTGGGGGAGGACTTACTTTGCCGTCACTATGTCGAGTCCAACCAGCTGGAGTGCTCACATACTGATAGCGAGGATCATATCCCCAATCCGCATCATCCTGACCCTTTTCGTAACCTTCTTCGTAGTTTTTGTTCTGTAGGCTAGCTTGTCCGCGGTTACCGGGTGTATATTCATTGCCTTCATAACCATCTGTATAACCACGATAGAATTCAGTAGAACCAGTCTTTGGCTCAACCTTAACGCTGTTCGCATTATGTTGTACTGGCTTGTCAAACTCAACTTTATCGTCAGGGTTCGCACCCACTTCGCCGATAACTTCATAACGACAAGCACGACCCTTAGCGTTGTTGTAGTCGCTAGGGATAGAAACAACATCACGCGGATTGATCTTCACGATAACAACACGACTATCGCCGCCACCAAAGTGAGGGAGATATTCTTGGCTACAGAAGTGAAGACCGGTACTACAAGTTTGATCCTTGTTGTCATCAACTTCGTTGCGTTCCATTTCAACAACCTTACCAACACTATTGTCCATAGTGCCACTATGAATGTCCAAGAAATCCTTGCGAACTTTCTTGTAAGCCAAGAAATGACCATCGGGAGTAATTGGCAGACTGTTCTTTTCCAAGAAGCCATACAACTCAGTGACTGCCCGCTTAGAAGGGTTAGTCATCAAGTTTTCCATGAAGTTGACCAGAGGTTCAACAGGGAAGCCATCTTGCAACATTGCAATCATTCGGGTAGTCAATGCGTTATGCATCTCTTTACCTTTCCAGAACAATTCCTCACCTTGAACACTTACATTGCCCTTGCCATAGTTGAGAACAACCTTGACTGGTTCGATAATGTCTTTAACCAAGTTCCAATCTTGCGCTTTGATAGCGTCAAGCACTTTCTGGAAAGTGATGTGGCTCTTAGAGATTGTGTGGGGCTTAGAACCAATCACAACTGTGATACTATTGCCCTGCATGATGAAAGGGTACGACATGAAAAATCCTTAAAGAGTTAATTTATAGATAGAGTATAACTGAAAACATGTTTTCTGTCAACTAATTTTGAAGTTTTTGGGCACAATGATAAATAAAAGTGTAGTCCACGAGTCTCTTACCTCTCCGACTACTCTAACGCTATGAAGGAGCATCAGCATGACTATTTATCTATACAAAAAGACCCACAACATTACAGGGTTGAAATATCTCGGAAAAACAACACAAGATCCATACAAATATAAAGGCTCAGGAATCAGATGGTTACCACACATCAAAAAACACGGATATGATGTAACGACTGAAATTCTAAAAGAATGTGCAACTAATGAAGAAGTATTTGAATGGGGGAAATATTACAGTGACCTTTGGGATGTAGTCACTGATCCTTCTTGGGCTAACCTAAAACCTGAATACGGTGAAGGCGGTAGTGGACCACAATCAGAAACAACAAAAAAGAAAAGAAGTGACACCTTAAAGGCTCGGGGCGGCAATGGGTTAGAAAAACATTCTGATGCCAGCAAAGAATTAATGGCATCTAAAAAGTTAGGAAGAAAACAGTCACAGGACACTTGTAACAAAAGGTCCGCATCCTTAATGGGAAGACCGAGTCCAATGAAGGGTAGAACCCAATCACCGGAAGCTCGGTCTAGAATAAAAGAAGCCGCCCTACTCCGAGAAGAATCTAAGAGAATCAAACGCCTTTCGCTTGGTCAATCAAGTTGATGTATTCGGCAACATCTTTTCCTTCAGTGCTGTGTCTGCTGATACTTTTGATAAGCGGGTAACGCTTAAAAATTGCTTCAACTTCTTTGTTGTACTTATCAATCAAACTTGCTGGATCAACATTAGTTGATGTTGCAACTTTGTACTGTCGGCACAACCATTCCAAACTCTGACGCATTTTCTCGTCAGATTCTTTCACATCCTTAAAAGTATTGAACAACACCAAGTAAGGACTAGAAGTATTTGCAATGTGTTTAGTAGCATTATACTGGTAAAGTTCTTTCCAGTCAATACTTTGTTTGACCAAACCCATCACATCTGCTTGACCCAACTTAGCCAACTTACCCTTAACATGTTCGTCAAGGTTAACCCAGTTCTTTTGAGCCTTAATAGCTTCAATGTCACCTTTACGCACGCCATAAATGTGATCAGTGTAGATACCACTCTTACGCAAGTGAACTTCCAAAGTCTTGATATCCTCAACAACGCCGAGATTCTTGTAACCGCTCAGTGGCAAGTAGTAATAAGTTTGTTTAGCATCAAATGAGCCAGCCTTGCCACCATCACGCCATACCATTTCAGCACGATCACGCCAACCACGACTACGACCTTTTTCCAGTCGCATGATAGTAACGTTCTGACCCATACCACCTGCACGTTCTTTTTCAAGCAACGAACTAGCCTGCAGAATCTTAGATTCAGGAGGGTTAGACATTGCGGTGAAGAAAGCCTTAGTGTCAATTGGCTTAGATTTGTCAGCAGCCTCAATCACATATACATTAGAACTATGTCGGTCGGGAGTGTTAGCCGAAGTCTTCCAGTGATGTTTTGCACGTTCAGTAGCACCGACTTTAGTGTCGTTGATAACAAAGTGTACATCAGGACTGACAGTAATTTCCCAGTCATCGTGATATACAGTCTGCCCATTCACATTGTCGTAAGCATGAGTTGGCTTGAGTGTAGAACATGCATTGTAACTACGGCTCTTACTGAAACCACGCAATGCAATGTTGTAAGTACTTGCCAAATTCTTTACTTCAAACTTGAAAGTCTTCTTTGCATTCCAACGACTGTGCTGTGGAGAGTACAATTCAAACTTTGTATCAGTAACATACTTCTGCACGGCTGTACAGAACAAATTGTCAGCATGACGATTTTCCAAATAATCAGCACGTTCCCACAAGTTGGTAATCTTGTCTGCTTCTTGTGCAATATGAATAGCCAGTTGACCGTTCAATGCTACCAATTTGTTTTTGATAGCCTCGATAGTTTGCGGAATGTAACTGAGACCTTCACGACTTGCTTGAAAGTCGAGTTCACCAATTTTGAATTCCATCACAAGACCGCAACTCAACAGACCTTGCAGACCGTCAAGTGACTTGTCAGCGTTAGGCACATCGATCGGGTACTTGATGTTACCCATGATAGCGTAAGAATTGCGACTATTACCCTCACCTGAGTAGTGAACACCTGGGATGATATCTTTTTCTTTGTACTCAGGATCCTTAAACCGGAACTCTTGGTTGCCAGAAATTACTGGGCGCAGTTTGAAGTATTCGTAAACAGACTTTGCCTCACTACGGAACTTGTCAAAGTCATATCGTTCTTCCACTGCAAAACGAACCTCAACACCAGCTGGATCAGTAGTTTGTTCATCCATCATTTTTGCGATAGACGGAACACCTTGTTCGTTGATGAAGGCTGTGTAAATACCTTTAACACCATCTTTAATCGCTGTAACGGTGAAGTTGTCAGTGTAAGAGAAAGGTGATTTGGATCCCAGACCAAGCGCACCGATGAATTCATTGGACGCTGTTTTAGTACTTTCAAAGTAAGTGGTGTAGATGTTAGTGACTTGGTTGTGCGACAGACCAGTACCATAGTCTCGGATGCTGAACCAGGGTTCGAGACTGTTGGGGAGGTGAACATCAAAGGGGGTGTTTTGTTTGCCAGCTGCCGTATGTGAGTCCACAGCATTACAGGACAATTCTCGGACGATTGCTCGGATTTTGTTTGCATACAAACCTGAGGACAGAATGTTGAAAGCCTTCGCACTATTGCGAATGCGGAACTCACCAATCTCGCCCACGTTGGACATGATTGCTTCGTTTTGAGGAGCAGCATTGATAATCATTTAAAAGTTCCTGGGTGTGTTAATTAGTTGCCAGCGTAGATAGAAACGTACTCTTGACCTTCATCCAAGTCAAAAGGACCGCATTCACTGACTTCATCAGAAATATAGGCAGACGACAATTGACCACAATCACCTGATGCGCCGTGACGATAGAAAACTTGCTTGTCGCCATGACCTTCGGCTTGAAGTTTCTGAAGATTTTCGATGAATTTAGTCAGTGTCATTTTAGTTCCTGTGTTTCAGTGTCAATACAAGTATTGTATCAGAGTTTGGATTTATTGTCAACCAATTGAGTGAAGTTCTACCATTTCTTGGGTCAGTGCATCAATCTCGGTACAGAAGATGTCGCAGTAACGATCCATGCCGTCAACTTGATTCAAAAGTTCTACCGCTTGCTCAAGCTTCCAAATAGCCTGTTGAATTTTGGAAATGTCGGCTTTAATAT